TTAATACTACTTCCCATGCTGTATGTACTGCTTTTTACGCTACCAGCAATGCCATTGGCTTTCATATAGGCACGAACCATTTTTGCGGCTCCTGCATGGCGACTTATTTCTTTTTTCATTTCAAACCCTTTCGTGGTTAAAGACTACATTTACAGTATATACCAATTAGGAATAAATGCAACAATTATTTTAATGTTGCTTTTTTACAATTTATTTAAAAATATTTCTTTACTTTATGCTTAATTAGTATGATACTAAGAGTGTAGTAGTTAATCACGAAAAGGAGTTTGAAATGAATGCTTTGTTGGTTGTGAGAGGTTTCGGAAATCAGGTCCCTATTCAGGGTGAGCCATTCCAGTTTCTTCAGTATGTCTTCGGTGCTGAACGTGCCGAAAGAATCATGCAGGGAATGGATCGTAACTACGGTGTTTTATTTCAAGGAGCTTAAAAATGGCAATGTCCTATTATAAATTAAAAGTGTTTTCTCGTTATGTTTATAGTTTTTATGGTGCTGGTGGTGTTTACGACATGGGAGTGCCAATCGAAATAGTAAAACAAGCAATTCGTTTTCTTCAGTCTAAAGATGGAAAAGAATATCGTTTTGGGGCTCCTGTTATTGGTGACTCATTAGATCGTGAGCACGTCAGAATGATTTTGGAAGAAAAATTCGGATATTTTCAAAAGGAGGCTGTATGAATATCTTGGTCGCTAAAAACGTCAATGGCGTTTTTCAGAAAGTTGGAGTGTTTGTCCCTAATGAAGTCTTTATTGCTGATCCAGCAGGAGACTTTCTCGCTACTCTTGGCTACAAGTATTTTAAAGATGAGCCAATAGCAGTTTCATTCGATATTACGCATTTTGGTATCGATTATCGTATTTCTAAGTTTTAGTGCAGAAATGCAACAGCTTAAAAATAGTTGTTGCATTAATACTAAATAGGTATATTATTAAATTGTAGGATCAATGACCACGAAAGGAATTGAAAATGAAAAAGGCTCAAAAAATCATCGAAAATCAAGTTCAAACTATCTTCAATAAATTGGGAAGTGGCATCCAATTCAACATCATGGACTTAGGAAAAATTAGCAATTCAGCTAAAAATGTCTTGGTGGCTGGAGGTTCGATTGAAGTAGCAGAAGCGGCAATGGCAGTAGCAATTTCACTTTACAAAGTAAATTAATCCACGAAAGGAATTAATCATGAAACAAGTTTTCAACTACAACGGAGAATCAATGAGTGCCTATCAAGCTGGTGATTTGGCTTCAAAGAGTGCCGTTATCGATGCCGCAGAAAATATGTGGTATCAGGAATGGGTAAAACAAGGTGCTGTAGATCAAGGTACTTGTTGTGGTGGCAAAGCAATTCAAGTTGTTTTCATTGGTAAAGGTTGCAGGAAGTATGAAATGCTGAGTATTGTGAATTGCGGATTTGTACAAGGAAATATTGCCGCTTCTAAATCAGTTCAACCAGTGCTTGATTATTTGGCAATAAATGGAATCAAGGCTCAGTATTACGATGGCTGGATGGACTAATTAATACCCCTTCGGGGGTTTACGAAAGGAATTGAAATGGTAATCGAAAACTTAAAAACAGTAATTGAAGGGTATGAGTGTGAGCTGGATTTTTCTGAGGAATGGTCTGATTGCATTGTAGTCAAGGGTGACTATAGCGGAAGTTTACAATTCTTAACTTCTTACGGATATTTGGAAAATTACAAAAATGAGCAACAAAAAGAAGTCTCACTGCAAATTATCAATAAGATTGAAAAATGGGCTTTAGCTAATGGTTACTAGGAAAAGCCCTTTGGGGCTTTATCCTAATAACATTTTTAGCTTCTTGCCTTGATCTTTCAGTGGATTGCCTTGTTTATCTTGTAGCTTGTTTCCTGCTACCAATTTTTTAGCATGATCCACAATTCTTGTTTTTACTGCTTCTCTATTTGCATAATTGAATACATCAGATAGTTCTCCTTTTGCTAAATCGGGTGGATCGCCTGTGTTATTCACTACAACAATATTGACTCGTTTATCGTTTTTATAATGTTCTGCTAATTTATGAATATTCTCAGAAGCGGCAATATGAGCATTAATTACTGTATCAATCTTAACGGTACGGGGACGTTGCAGATTAAGTTTGATAGCTAATTCTAATGGAGCATTGGTATAAACAATATCAATCGGTCCATTTTGACCATCTAACGCTTCATTTATCTTTAAGACTGATTTCTTATAGTCACCTAAAACAGAATCAAAAGTTAATGGGTCAGCATCTTCTTTTATATCTATAAGGGCTTTAGCGAGGTGCTTTGCTTCAGACTTACCCGAGCCACTACCGCCAGCAGTAAACAGAACAGGTGAATTATCTCCAGCTTCTTTTTTAGCTTTTAATGATTCAGCCCATATAACTTTTGACAGATAAGAACTTGGTTCATGGACAGCCGCCGCTAATGACTTATCCTTTTTAAAGTTAGGATCTAATTCCTTAACTAAATCAGGATCAATGTTATTACCATAAGTAGTTTTGTAATCGGCTACTAATTTTGGAGTGTTTAAAAGAATATCAGTATAGAAATTGTTTTCAATCGCTCTATGAGCTTCACTTAAATTTGGTGAATGCTCAAATCCATGATGATCGATGTATCCACCATTAGGAAATGTCTTGGCTGGCTTTAAGGCTTGTTTGATCTGATCGGGACTCATGGTTGATTGAGTCGGCTCAAATCCTTTCTCATTGTAGGAAGCCTTTTCCTTTTCGTAAGATGATTTGGTTACAACAATTTCTTTACCGCTTTTATTTGTTAAAGTAATGGTCAGTTGTTTTTCGTTGGTTTTTTCATATGGCTCAATATCATTGTGTTTATTAGAAGATTTTGATAATTTTGAAGCACCTCCACCACCTGAACCGAATTGTCCATTGTCAGCTCTTGGGTGTTTATCTTCTTTCCATTCTACTGAATCTTTGGTCGGACTAAATCCCGGTACATTGACTTCGCTGACGGTAGTTACACCTGACTTATATCCACTAGAAGATTTGACCGTAGGATTTCCATTGATCTTATTTACTAATTCTTGCAAATGAGGAGGAAGTTCGTTCGTAGTTTCAGTTTTTGCAACTGGCTTTTCTTCTGAAGGTTTTGGAATGTCTTTAGGTCTAAATTTTTCCCATGACTCAGGAGAAAAAGGATCTTCTTCTGATTTAGTAGATCCACTTCCCGATCCAAATTGACCATTATCTGATCTTGGATGATCTGATTCATTAAATGAATCTTCAGCCTTATCGAATGGATTACCGCCACCTTCGGGATCATCTTCAGGATCAGGTTCAGGCTCTTGCAAAGTTCCTAATTCGTTATAGCCACTCTGCTTATCTGTAGCAATGCGTTGACGCTCATCTTCACTGGAGAGAACACCTGATTGGATCAGACTTGCAGAAGTTTGAGCTTTAGTAAGGTTAGTAGCCGCCAATTCTTGAGCTGTTGGAGTATCAAGAGGCAACCAGTTCAATGTAGTTTCTACATCAATCGCACCCACTTTAGGAATGACATACGATTTCATCACTAAAGCATGATGACGTTCAGCTAATGGAGTGAGGTCATGAGTTTGAATCGACTCGAGCAATTCGTGATAACTAGCTTCTTCATAGTCACCGCTTGCCCCAAATCCTTTAGGAGAAGTGCCGATGAGTTTAGTAGCTGGTACTCCAGCAATAGCGGCAACAAGCTGGTATTGGGTCATGATTAAAGCATCCATGTCAGCAAGAGAAGTATCGAATTGACTAAATTCGTCTCCTTCTTTATCACCTAGCTTGACACCAAAATTATCTCTATATTGTGCCCACTGCTGAAGTCTCTCAATAGCGGCATTGGAATTGGACATTACCGCTTCCATGTCTGTAAGCCAAACAGTAGTGCGTTTGGTCATTGCTAACTGTGGAGCTTCATTGGCTGTACGCTCAGAAGCGTAAACCCGTTCCATGATCTGCTGAGTTAGTGGCACTCCACCATATAGGTAAGTAGGCTTGAGCACGTCTACTGGTTCAGCATGACGGAAAATGATTAAATGGCTTCTATGAATTTTCTTGCCATTAATGATCCACCAAGTAGGTTCATAAAAATGTAGAGTATCAGGCTGGCTTGCAGAAGCACCATCAAGCATAGGAGCTGTCCAATACGGATCAACTTGCACTATGCCTTTATAGCTTCC